TTGACTACATCCACTTCTGATGCTGACGGAGATTTTTTCTGTGTTGTTGATTCAGTCAATGCACAAAAGAAATTGACAAAAGGTAATATTAACATTTCTGGTTTTAACAATGACGCAGGTTATACAACTAATGTTGGTGATATCACAGGTGTAACCGCAGGTTCAGGTTTAACAGGTGGAGGAGCTTCTGGCTCTGTAACACTTAACGTGGGTGCAGGAACAGGTATTGATGTAGCTGCTGACACAGTTTCTGTTGACGTATCAGACTTTATGACTAATGGTTCTAATAACAGAGTTCTAACAGCCACTGGCACGGATGCGATGAATGCTGAGGCCAACATGACTTTCGATGGCTCTACTTTAGCAGTCACTGGTGCTATTACAGCAACAGGTGATATCACAGCTTTCTTTACTTCTGATGAAACTCTAAAAACAAATATTGAAAATATTAAAAACCCAATGAACAAAGTCATGGAGTTAAACGGTGTTTACTATGATTGGACACAAGAAGCTAAAGACAAACATAGTCATTTAGGTGATGATAGAGAAGTTGGTGTTATAGCTCAACAAGTAGAAAAAGTTTTACCAGAAATGGTCGGTACACGAGATGACGGAACAAAAGCAGTTCGTTACGAGAGAATGTGTGCTTTATTAATCGAATGTGTCAAAGATTTACAAAATCAAGTCAATGAATTAAAAGGAGCTAAATAATGGCATCAACGTACTCTAATAGCCTTGTTCTTGAATTAATGGAAACAGGTTCTAATGCAAATACTTGGGGAAATAATACCAATACGAATCTAGAAACCGTTGATGCTTTTACTGCAGGTTATCTTTCAAAATCTGTTGCAGGATCTACAAATGTCACTTTAACAACCAGTGCGACTACAGATCCAACTGTAGAATCAGCAAACAAAGTTTTAGATTTAAACGGAACGTTAACAGGAAATATTACTGTCTTTGTTCCTCAAAAAGAAAATAACTATCTTGTTTATAACAATACATCTGGTTCTTTTACTTTAGACGTAGCTGCTACGGGTGGCACAGGTGTTCAAATAGATCAAGGTAAATACGAATGGATTTACTGTGATGGTACGAATGTTGCTAAAGCAGAATTAGGAACATCTAACGCTTCCGAATTATCGTCTGGAACTTTAGCGGATGCAAGGTTATCTGCCAATGTGACTTTAAATAATGCTTCTACTATCAGTGCAGGTACTTTAGATGATGCACGTTTGACAGCCAATGTCACACTTAATAATGCCTCTACTATTTCAACGGGAACATTAGATATAGCAAGATTAGGAACAACAGCAGATCCACAGTTTAATTCTATTGGAGTAGGAACTACTGCATCTGCAACAACAGGTCAAATTAGAGCAACAGATGATATCACGGCTTTTTATTCTTCTGATGTAGCTTTAAAAGAAAATATTCATAACATACCTTCTGCATCTGAAAAGATTGAACAACTAAATGGAGTGCTTTTTGATTGGAAACAAGAATATATTGATAATAATGGTGGTGAAGATGGTTATTTTGTTCGCAAATCAGATGTTGGAGTCATTGCACAAGACGTAGAAAAAGTTTTACCTGAGATAGTAGGCACAAGACCAAACGGTATTAAAGCTGTAAAATATGACAGGTTATGTGCTTTATTAATTGAAGGATTTAAAGAAATGAAACAAGAGATAAAACAATTAAAGGAGTCTAAATAATGACTACACCTACAGGTCAAATTAGTCTTGACGACGTTAATATCGAATTAGGAATAGCACCTGGTACACAAATTAATATGAATGCTGCTCCTGTTCGTGGGCTAGCAGGCGTTCCCACAGGACAAATTGCAATGTCCAATCTACAAGGAAAATCTAATGCTGCTTATGTAGCGGCAACAGGCGGAACTATAACCACTTCAGGTGATTATAAAATTCACACTTTTAACTCTGACTCTACATTTGTAGTCACAGATGCTGGCAATGCCGCAGGATCAAATTCTGTTGAATACGTGGTTGTTGCCGGAGGAGCAGGAGGTGGTGGTGTAAGAGGCGGCGGTGGCGGTGGCGGTGGACAACTGTCTAACTACCCAAGTCCAGCAACTGGTGGAATCCCTGTAAGCGTTACAACTTATCCAATAACAGTCGGTGGTGGCGGTGCAAATGGATTTTCTACTACTAACGGTAGTAATGGATCAGATTCTGTTTTCAGCACTATAACAAGTAATGGTGGTGGTGGCGGTGCAAGTAACCAAAATTCTGGCCTTCCTGGTGGTTCTGGAGGAGGGGGTGCTGCTAATGGCCAACAAAATAGAGGAGGAGGAGCAGGTAATACTCCAGCTAAATCAGCTCCAGCAACACCTGTGCAAGGCTTTAATGGTGGCAGTAGTATTATTTTTACTGGTGCTGGAGGAGGGGGCGGAAGTGGACAACTTGGTGGCGGTGCTACTCCCCCTGGAACTAACCCCTATACAGGCGGAGTTGGAGGAGATGGTAGAGCAATTTCAATAACAGGATCTCCTGTCGCAAGAGGCGGCGGAGGAAGTGGCAGTGGAAGTGGAGCTAGGTCACCTGGAGGAGATGGCGGTGGAGGTGAAGGTGGAACTCCTAGTAATGGTACAGGTACTCAAGGTGGAACAAATACCGGTGGCGGTGGCGGCGGAGGTCATATCAGCCCAAATATTGGTGGTTCTGGTGGTTCTGGTCGAATAATAATAAGGTATAAATTTCAATAATGGCACATTTTGTAAAATTAAATTCTGATAATATTGTTCTTGCAATAAGCACTGTAGATAACGACATTCTTCTTGACGAAAATGGAATCGAACAAGAATCAAAAGGAGTTTCTTTTTTACAAGAAATTCATGGGTGGTTAGATTGGAAACAAACTTCTTATAATACAAGTAAAGGCAAATATTATGTAGATGGTATATTAGGAGAAGATCAAACAAAAGCATTTAGAAAAAATTATGCAGGTATTGGGTTTAAGTATGATTCCGTTAGGGATGCTTTTATACCTCCTCAACCTTACGCATCTTGGACTTTAAATGAAACCACTTGTCATTGGGAGGCTCCTGTGACTTACCCTTCGATTGTCGAAGACTATCTTGTTGATTGGGATGAAATTAATCAAAGATGGACTGCTACTGATATAGATAATAACAACTTTATATGGAATTCAACTACACTTTCTTGGGATGCTTCTTAACTCCTAAATGAAAAATAAAAAAACACTAAATTCTCAATTTGTTATTTGGGACTATTTCCCAGTATTACAGTCTTTAGTTGATTATGATAAAGTAAAATTTAATGCTTTAAAAAACTATTGGGGAAATTACAGGCAATCTTACGATATTGATGACTGGAGATACAATTATTTTAATCTATCCGATGATAAAAATATTAGTTGGATAATTGATTACATTAGAGATTCTTATAACCTAATATCAACAAAAAATACTCTAAGACCAAGTAGCAGAAGATGTATGGTTCTTTCTCAAAATGAAAGTATTAATTCACATAATCATATTGATCCTTATGATTTACTAAATTCTCCCATAATGTCAGGAATATTTACTTCCCAAATAGGAAAAAATGAGGTAAATTTAGTTATAGAATATGAGACAGGAAGATTAAAATCTCAAAAAATGAGAATTCCAATGGAAACAAATAAAATAATTTTATTTAATTCTGAGTTAAATCACTATTACGAGGCTAATAATAACAAAGAACCTTTAATAAATATTTGTTTTAGTTTTTCTAAATAATGAACTTAGATAATTATTTTTATATTTTTGAAAATGCATTACCTAATAAATTTTGTAACGACTTAATTGATTATGGAGAGCAACAAACAACAGAAATAGCAATAACAGGGGATTATGAAGGAAAAGATTCTCTTAAAGACTTAGCTAAACTTTATAAAACAAGAAACTCATCGATTGTATGGATGAATGAACCTTGGATTTTTAGACAAATTCATCCTTATATTAATGAAGCCAATAAAAGATGTAATTGGAATTTTGATTGGGAATTTTCTGAATCTGCACAGTGGACAAAATACTCTAAGTCACAACACTATACTTGGCATCAAGATGCGTTTAGTAAACCTTACAATAAACCTCGTTCTCAAGAGCATGGACTTATAAGAAAAATTTCTGTTACGGTATCTTTAGAAGATGGAAATACTTACGAAGGAGGAGACTTAGAATTTTCTATACTAAGTCCTCGTTATGAGGACAATAAAACAATTACGGCTAAAGAAGCTAGAACAAAAGGAACAATTACCGTGTTTCCTTCTTTTGTTTGGCATCGAGTTACTCCAGTTACTCAAGGAACTCGATATTCTTTGGTTGTTTGGAATTTAGGTTTTCCATATAAATAGGAGATAAAATGAAAAATAAAAAGAAAGAACCCATATCCAAATTTTTTAAAGAAAATAATTATATTGTTGTGACTGGAGCTGTTCCTCCTGAACTAATTAATTTTATTTATATTTATTTTCAAAATAAAAGAACAGCAGCTAACTACCTGTATCAAAATAAACTTATATCACCTTATGATGAAACATGGGGAACTTGGGCAGATACTCAAATTCCAAACACTTATTCGCATTATGCTGATCCTGTAATGGAAACTTTAATGTTAAAGCAATTACCTATTATGAATCAAGTGACAGGTCTAGAATTACTACCAACTTATACATACGCTAGAATTTATAAAAATGGGGATACTTTAAAAAGACATAAGGATAGGCCATCTTGTGAGATATCTTGCACCATTAATTTAGGAGGAGATGCGTGGCCAATTTTTCTAGAACCATCTGGAGATGAAGGAACAAAAGGAGTTCAAGTTGATTTAAAGCCAGGGGATATGTTGGCTTATCGAGGAACTCATGTAGAGCATTGGAGAGATCCCTTTCAAGGATATGATTGTGGTCAAGTTTTTTGTCACTACAATGACTCAAACGGACAATTTAAAGACAGTAATAAGTTTGATAAAAGACCTATGCTATGTCTTCCAAGTTATGTTAGGAGTGAGATATGATTAAACCAGAAGAACTAAAAAATAAGAATTTTAAAATATTTTTAGGTATGCCAATGTATGGTGGGATGTTGACCGAGAACACTATGCATGGATTATTACAATTACAACAATGGTCCATGGCCCGTGGTGTAGGATTACGAATGCAATCAATGGGTAATGAAAGTCTCATTACCAGAGCAAGAAACACTATTGTTTCGATGATGATGGATGCTACCGACTATGTGGCTACTCATTTATTATTTATTGATTCGGATATCGGATTTCAAGCTCAAAACATAGAACGCATGCTTTGTTTTGATAAAGATGTAGTCTGTGGTATTTACCCAAGAAAACATATTCATTTTGAAAAAGTTCCTGAACTTGTTAAAGCAAATCCAAATATCACTGCTGATGAATTAGAAGTAAAGACACTAGGGTATAATCTTAATTTTGATGATCCTCAAAACGTGCAAATGGAAAATGGTTTTTGTAAAGTACAAGAAGCAGCAACAGGGATGATGTTGGTTAAAAGAGAAGTCTTTCGCACCATGATGAAAAAGTTTCCAGAACGTAAATATCAATCTGATCAAATCATTAATGGGAAGCACTTTAGTTCTGATAATTGCTATGATTTATTTTGTGCTGGTATCTATGAAACAAGTCCAGGAAAGAAAAGATACTTATCGGAAGACTATTACTTTTCCAGACTATGGTTAGAATGTGGTGGTGATATCTGGGCAGATATAGCGATGCCATTAACTCACTTTGGAAATAGAGCTTTTAAAGGTCATGTTGGCTCTTTATTTGCTAAAAAAGATTAATAAGTAGTGAAATCTTTTATAAATACACATTTTAATTTTTTTCCTTTTATACACGACACATACACATTTTGTAAAAACATAGAGCTTTTTCCTTATAATAAATCTCTTAATCAAAATAAATGGCCAGGTTTGAGAAGTTTAGAAATTTCACAAACGGAACCTTTTCTTTTTTTAAATATTTTAGAACAAGCTCAAAACAAACTAGGTCTAAAAATAGAACTTTATGAGAATATCTCTGCATTTGTTCATTTAAGAACTAAAAAGGATGATGCACTAGATTGGATACATAAAGATCAATGTGACACTATTCTTGTCTACCTATCTGAATCAAACTTAAATTCTGGAACTACCTTTTATACAGACCAAGAAGAGATAATATTGGATCTTCGGTTTTTGCAAAATGCTTCTGTTTTCTTCGATGGTACTATATCGCATAAATCTAGGTTAAATTATGGTAATTCTTTAGAAAACAGTAGGATGACTTTGAACATTTTTTGTTACAAAAAATAGAAATGATTAGAACAACCGTTATTGCTAACGAGCAAATGTCTTTAAACGCTGTTTATAGATTTGAGAATTTTCTTGAAGAAGATTATTTAAATTTATTAAC